ATGAAAATATGTATTGGTGGCGATCTTAATGGACAAGTTGTTGAGAAGGATGTTTATTCATTTAAAGCAGCCGATATAGATCCTGAGAAGAAGTCAGAGTATTTCACCCAGAGTTTTATACTGGATGATAAAGCTCATAGATTCTGGATTAGTAACGATATTGATTTTCATGAAGCATGCAAAATCGTTGAAAAGATGATTAGGCATCAAGCTTAATAAATATATATTGATAAAAACGATTTATATATTAAATTATGTGAACTGTTTATCGGTTTATATTTATTTAAGTTTTATAGTCCGTACTTTCCCCAAGGTACGGAATTTTTTTATTCAATTTACGTTAAATAAGATATGTTATATTTTTTTAAAACGTTATAGTTGGTTAGGTCTTTTAATTGAAGTCCAGCGCCACTTTTCCAATGAGGAATATAAACATCGCCCCAAACCCCATCTTTCTGTCTATGATAGATAGTTTCAATAAAGCTTAAATCTTCACATTTAAAAAGTTTAACAAGCTCATCAAATTTCGATTTCTTTTCAGCCTTAATAAAAATTGTTAGAGGTTGAGGTCTCCATCCTTTGTTGAGTGCTAAATGTGGCCACCACATTATATGCCTTTTACTTTCAAAAATTGTAATTGCAGCTGATTTAATATACAGGATTAAATCTATATCCACTAAGTCATCAAAAGTTACTATTTCATTATCCAGATTTAATTTCAGCAATTCACTTATAGGTTCAATTTTATCTTTGTATATTCCCTTAAGATAATTATAGCTTTCATTAGGTGCAAAGATCTCAAAGGTAGTTGAACGATCTCTAGAATGAACTTTTAAATGTTTTGGTGAGTAGATATAGATTTCATCAAGAATATCTTCAATAGCCGTTAATTCTTCGTTTTTTAGAAATATTGCTAATGTAGTAAGAAATAATTGATAAATTATTGATTCAAATAATGAAATATTTGCTAAGGAGTATGGTTCATTTGATTCAGCTTCTAAAAATTTTAAAGATAATTCTAAAAATTTTTTAAAATGTTTAAAATTTTTTAGATCAGGTGCGTGGATACATAATGAATTCAAAAGGTATTTATATTCTCTTATATGAGGTTGAAATAAATTAAAGTTTTTTAAAACTTCTTTTACAGCTAGTTCATCATTATTTTCAGTAATAATTAATTTCTCTAATTCACTTAAAAATTTGTAAAGATAGGTATTGATTAAACCACTAATATTTGGCTTACCTTTTTCAATTGCATCCAAAGCAAAACGGTACTCCGTATTAGTTCTCAAAGCAGTATCATTTGCATCCTCAGTTATGTAACTAGGTCTTTTACCAGGTCTCTTTGGACGTTCATATTCAAATCTTCCATATATCCATCGGACAAGCTGTTCAAACTGGTTTGGAAAGTTATCAGAATTAGAAAGGTCTATATATATTCTACTTGAGTAAAATACTGGTGGTTTTACGCCAGGTTCTGCGATAACTGCAACAATGTCTTTTGTTTCTTTTCTCGAGTAAAGTTCTTGGGAAAGAATGGTTGATTCTGTTCCTACTCCTCCTGATCGATTATTTGCCCTTTCTGTATACTTTTCATCAATAACCATAATAATTTTAGTAATACTAGAATCTAAAACCATACTCTCCATAAAAGATATTGAATCATCTCCAGGTCTCAAATCCCATTTATCAAAAATTACATGTATACCAGCATCGTGAAGAGAAAGAGATAATTCTTCTACCCATTTTTCATGCTCTGGTGTAGTCCAGCTATATGAGATGAATACTTTTGGTTTTTGATCTTGAATTTCAGTCATTTTAAGTTATCTTGAAAAACTAATAGTTGAGATGAATGGTGAATAATTCACTATAAAAGAAAATAAAATTTAATCAATTAATATATAAGAACTAAATTTTAAATTATTTTTTATATTTGGAACTGTACTGAATTGAACATTAAGAATTACCCATCAGGTAAATAAAATTTAAATGAGTTTTTCCGAATGGCCTCAAGTTCCCAACGCCGTCAGTGGAGTGAGTTTTTCTCCAATAATAAAAGACAGGAACTCTTTAAGGATTTTAGTATTTCATTAGGCAATGAAAAAACTAAAAAGCAAAAGTCTAGCTCATCTAAACATGTGTTTTTCCCTTGTCATGTAGAAAAAGAATATGAGGGTGAAAACGGTGAAAATACTATATATAGGGGAAGCACAGGCGGTGTTATCATTTCTGGTAAGCAATACATCACAATCAAATTGCCTTATGGATTAAGCGCTAACGAGATTTGGCGGGCTACAATTGATCAGAACGGAAAGCAAAGAAATAGTCTTTCAGTAGGTGCTAAAAAATATAAAGACAAGGTTCAGAAACAATATGGACCTATGTTTAGAGCACTTAAGTTAAAAGCTATCGATCAACTTTGTGAAATACGATTAATTGTTCAGCCACCACTTAAAACTCGGTCTTACAGCGCAAAGACTTATCCACGCTTTGATATTGATAACTATCCAAAATTACTAATTGATAGTGTCAAGGGTGATGGCTTGTTATTCAAAGATGACAATATTTTCATAAGTGAACAAATTAAGCTGGCAGAACCATGTGAAGAAGGTTGTGTCTGGCTTTCGTGCGTTTTTACTGATGAAACTGATTGGTTGTCAAAAACTGTTGATTTTGATTGGTTAGCTGGGAGAAGCATTTAAATGGCGAAAAAGAGCGATTTGCAACGTCGAGTACTTATCGGAAGAAAACTTGCAATGGCGCGTGACATGGCTCAATTACGTCAAGAAGACGTAGCATTAGAAATATTCGGTACACCGCATAAAAATCGTATGAGTGAAATCGAAAACGGTAAGTTAATGCCAGATGCAGAATTACTTTCTTTGCTATGTCAAAAATACGGTGTTTCAGCCGACTGGATTCTGGGTTTTACAATTGAACCGGAACTAGATAAAACAGCTTCTGTAGCTGGTATTCTGTTTAACAGTCTTGGTGAAATGATGAGTGAATATACTCAAGCCATGGCATTTCAATTAAGTATGGCTGCGGCACAGCATATTCCTTCTTTCCCTAAAGCCTTAACGGTTGAGTTACTTGAAGCCTCAAAGGAGCTTATTCAAGCATGTTTATCGCAAGATCAGTCTATCCAAGAAAAGGTTTTACCTGAACTTCACACCCTTATGCGTATCGTTCGTGAGTGTGAACAAAATCGTGCGAAACAAATCCGTAACTTAGAAATGGCTATCGATGATGTTTTCCAACGCGAAGAGAACGATTTACAGCAAAAAGCTCTAATTGATCTTATCCAAAATAAAAAACGTTTTAGCAAGGCTTCTTTACAGCAACAAGCTATAGCTGAAGTAAAACAAATAGGTCTATTTACTGAATAAGGGATAGACTTTAATGGCTCGCAAGATTGAATACTCGGAAGAAATTTGGAACCGGCTAAAAGAAGTCTATGAATCTTCTCCTAAGATTACGTGGCAAGGTTTAGTTGATCAGGTTGGCGAAGAACTCGGTTGTGAGATGCCTTCGCCATCCGTTGTACGCCATAAAGCACTTGCTGAGAAATGGAAAAAGAAAGCTAAATCTCTAGTCAAAAAGACAGCCCAAGAGCTTAATAAAGAGATTAAAAAATTGACCAAAAAAAACAATGGTCAAGAAGATGCACAAGATACTGAAAAATCAGAAAAAAGTGATAGTCAAAAGTCTGTCAAAAAAACGTCAAATATTGCTGAATTTAATAGTCAAAACTCAAAAAATAGTGGTCATAACAACGGTGGCCGTTCTACAGTCAACGAGAACTATCTAAAGTCAGCACTTGTTGTCAAAAATAACCGTATAAGAGCTCATAAGCTTGGAGAGTTAATTACAGACACTATCGATAGTGTTATTCATATTAGAGACGAAGTACTGAATTTAAATAATCCAACTGAGGAACAATTAGCATTAGTCAAGTTCAAGATGGGCTTAATTAGTCAGGTTGTAGATTTAAACGTCAAGCAAAGTATTAGTATTTCTAACATTGCTAAGACTGAAGCGCTGTTCTGGGGCTTAGATGTAGATGATCTTAAAGACCAGTCAGAAGTCCAAGCACGGCGTAGTTCTGTTATCTCAGGTGCTGAAGAAAGAATGGCAATTGCAAAAGCAAATATGAAAAAGAAAAAAGAAGAGGCGTTTATGCGTAAACTCGCCCTTGTAGAAGCTGGTGAAATTGAACCAGAAGATAACTAAGAATATGAAAAAATGTGCTGGAATATGGTTGCTTATTGAATATACTATTTCAATGAAATGTAGAATAAATTCACTTTAATCATTAGGAGTAATTATGCAAGAAGATGACGGTTTTCCATGGTGGGGCTGGGTGACGGGAGCGATCATTGTTGCTTTCTATTTTTATTTATTAATGCCTGAAGTTTCGAAACTTTCATATTCATTTGCAGAGAATGTTGCGGCACCAATATCTTTAGCAACAAATAGTTCTATAGTTGATATCTTTTTAGCTGTTATTCTTTTTGCGATTGTGATTGGGTCCGTTATTGCTCCCTTTTGTGCAACTTACTACTTAGTTAAAAATTTACAAAAAGAAATTTAGTTGAACTTAAAATTTTATAAAGCCTGCCTTAATGGTGGGTTTTTTTTGCTTAATAATTAATCATATGAATACATATTTTAAAAAAAGTTTCCGTGTTTTGGGTAGTGCATGACTATATTAGAAATAGCCAATAACTTTTAACTTTATAGGAATTATGCAAATGTCATCAAATCGTATTACTGCAAATGAAGCATCAAGCTTAGCAAACAGTACTAACCAATTTGATAAAGATTATATTCTTGATCAAATTGATAAATCGGTTAAGTCTAATCTTAAATCTGGTTATGCAGTTGTGCTATTTAATACAAATTCAGTGTCTAATCTTGAAATGGAGGCAGCAGTGCGTCAATTGCAAGAAGATGGATACGAAGCAACTGCTAGTCCACATACTACAAATACACTTAAATTAGAGGTTAGATGGCCTGTCTAGGAATTATATTAATAGGAACTTAATAGCTTTTTATTGAAAATATTTATCCAAAATGCCCTATATCAAAATGGGGCATTTTTGTTATGACAGATTCAAATCACAATAATCTAGTTTTATCTTATGATGAGCTTGGCTTCATTATTGGTATGAAACGAGTTGAAAAAAAAGTAAGTATGATTGATTCAAATATTGAAAAGATCATAGATATTCTTACTCAAAGCTTTGAAGAGCAAAAATTACAACTAGCACAGCCTCAGCCAAAACTGACTGAATTTCAAAAGATGCTTAATGCTGTCAATAATAGACAAACTTTAGATTTTGAAGATTTATTAAAAGAAAAAGCAAATCCAATCACTCAATCTTTTGTTGTAGCAGATAAGCTGGTCAAAGACTTTGCTGATATATTGGAGCAATCAGTTGATGATCTTAAGACAGTAGAAAAGAAAAAAATTAACCAACCTAAGAGCATAAAGCCTGCAATAGAAATTAATAGTCATGAAGACTTATCAAAAGTTGTAAGTCCTACTGTTCCAGACCGTGACGAAAAAGGCCGCTTTGTATCAAATCCTAATGAACCCCAAAACCAATCATCAATTCGTAAAGTTGCCCAAACGATAACTACGGCGATTAAAGGGGTAATGCCGAACTCCCCACAAAGTGTAGATCCTACAGTTGATGCAATCAATGAAGTCGGACACTTACTTACACCAGTTCGCCGTGCTGCAGGCCTAGCTATGCGGCCATTAACAGGATTCATGCGTAGTAGAAAACGGAATGAACCCTTACCGCGGGATCAAGAAAACCATAATCGCAAGCAAATAAAACTATTGCAGCGTATTGCTGATAATTTAGCGTCTAAAGGCGGTTTGCTTGGTTCTCTAGGGAAACTACTTACTACCGTCTTATCTGCTGGCAGTGGACTGTTAGGTGGCGTACTGGGCAAAGATAGAAAAGGTATTGGGAAATTAGGGAAGGGTCTTGGAAAAGTCCTCAAGTTTGGCCGTGGTTTACCAGTCATAGGTGCACTAGCTGCTGGTGCATCATTATTAGATTGGAATGAACAAAGTACACAAGAAAAAGGCGGTACTGTTGGTAGTCTTACGGGTGGAGTAATTGGTGGTACTGTCGGGTCTTTATTTGGTCCAGTTGGAACATTAATTGGTGGTATGGCTGGTTCTTGGATTGGAAATAAGCTAGGTACCGTAGTTGCGCCGTATTTCAAAGAGTGGACAGATTCATTAATTGCTGCAGATGTACCAGGTATTATTAATACTGGTTGGAAAGGGTTTGTTAACTATGCAACCAATGCTTTTGAACTGACAAAAGGTACAGCATCAAAAGTTGTAGACGGTGTTAAGGATACTGCTAGTGATACCTTAGATTTCATTAAGGATAAATTTAATCGCTTTAATCCATTTCATGACGGCGTTCCCACGTGGGGCATTGGGCAAGGAGTTTATAAGCCGGGTTTTGGTGCAAATAAAAATGTACCTGCTTATGGATCAACTAATACCAAAGCATTGAAAATGATTGGTAATGATACGGTAGAAAGAGCCAGTAGTCTCTTACGTAAATTTGAGGGATACAGTGATACAGCTTATTGGGATGTGAATGCCCATCGAGTCGGTTATGGTAGTGATACTGTGACTGATGAACACGGTAAAGTTAGAAAAGTAACAGCAAATACAAAAGTAAAGGCAGATGCTGAAAGGGATTTAGCTCGCCGTACAAAAATATTTGCAGCTGAAGCAAAAAGTAAAGTAGGGGAAAAGGTATGGGATAATTTACCTATGGACACACAAGCAGCTTTGACTTCAGTGGCATACAACTATGGTTCATTACCAAAGAGTGTTGTTAAGGCTGTGAAGACAGGAAATATTGAAGAAATATCTAATTCGGTTCGTAATCTGCAGCATCATAATAATGGGATTAATTTTAATTGCCGTAATGCTGAGGCTGATATCATCAAGAATTCAAAATCTAACCCTAATAATGTTAAAAAATCTATTGAAGGAATTATCAAGGTAGAAAATGATAGTAATGAAATAATTTCCTTCTCAAACAAGTTAGAGGAATCAAAAAAATCAATTAAACAGGTATTAGCTACTAAACCTGCAATTTTGCCGACTGCACAAAAATCGCATAATGTAAATTCTAAACTTAAGACTCAGTTTAATACTGCTGTGCAACCATTTAAACAGCCACTTAATACACCTAATCCACAAGAAGTTATTGTTGTTAATGGTAGTAATGGTAATATTTCGCAGAACGTAAACGATAGATACCTAGCACATGCATTAACTGGTGGAATAGGTATGGGGAAATTAGATGAATAAATTCATGAAAATTACTTTTTTAATTATGAGTATTACTACTTGTTCAGTCTCTTTTGCTGGAATAGAAAAATGCTCAAATTTGCCAAATCAAACGGCATTAAATAATTGCTCTGCGAATGCTTTAAATTCAGCAAATCAGAAAATAAATATCGCTTATGCAAATTATATGAAGGAACTTAGCCCAACAGAGAAACTTCAATTGAAAGAGGCTCAAAGAGCTTGGATTCAATACAAAGAAAAAGATTGCCAATTTCAATCTTCACCTGTTCTAAAGGGTTCTTTATACCCATTTGTACATAATGCATGTTTAGTAGAAAAGACAGAAACGAGAATTAAAGAATTACAAGATATGCAAGAGTGTAGATCAGGTAATGAACCAGGTTGCTTATAATTTAATATTTTAAGTAATTGAAAGGGATTGAGTCATTCAATCCCTTTTAATTGTCTTCATGAATTATATATGTCCTCAAATTCTTTTTCAGAATAGCGGCTTAGTAAACGGTAGTATTGACTTCGAGTTTCTAAAGTTAATTTTTGTTTAGGGTAGTGAATTAATTGTGAAATAGCATTCACTGGATTCCAACTTAAAAAGCTGGCTTTTTTAACATTTATAATCATAAAGTATTATTATTAAGAATTGATAAGTTTTGGGTGAACAAGCAATATATGAGAATTTTAGAAATGTGGGGAGTCGAGAGAAATTATTTAATTAAAAACCATAAGTTTTACCTTGAGCAGGGTGTTTCTGAGCTTATGTCTCAGTTTGAAAATATTGAAGAGGAAGCTGACAAGTTCGCAAACGATTAGCTTGAGAATAATGAATACCCTTTTGATCCTGATTATGATGATCCAGTAGATATATACGAGAAAGCAAACGACATTGGGCTCGAATATGGTTTAAATTTATATGAGTTACAAGATCATACAAGATTATCCATTCTTTCAGGGTTTTATCATAAATGGGAAAAGGATTTAAGAGTCTGGCTAACAAGAGAATCAAGATTTTCGAAATGTAGAGATTCATTTAAACTAGAACTTTGGAAACCTGGTAATTCCCGAAGATTTTCTTTTTTAAAGGGCTCGGGTGGGATATCAAACAAGAGGATTTTTATGAAGATTTAGAAGCAATTCGATTGATTGTGAATGTTTATAAGCATGGAAATGGTAATTCATTCAATGATTTGAAAAAAGAATATCCTAAGTATATACGTGATTTTGATCCCAATAGTCCTACTTCTAGTATTCCAGATTATTATGATCATGAAGATTTAATCATCTCAGATAGAGACTTGATAGAATTGGCTTCAGCAATTGAAAAGTTTTGGAATAAAATACCCTCTACTTTTGATTTTAATAACTTTAAAAATGTACCTCAATGGTTGCGTGATTCATATAAAGTAGATGATAGTAAATTTTGTGCTTCACAATATAATAAATTAATAGTGATGAGTTATTTTTAATATCACTATAAATTTTCTAAATTTGAATTCCATGTGTAAGAAAGCCAGCGAGTTAGCTGGCTTGTTTTTTTGAAATTGTTTAAAAAATTTTAGTGTGTAGTATGGCTCTCTTCATTATCAAGTGCATTTACAGTTTTAGATCTAGGATGGTCTTTATGTAAATCTTCTAGTGTTCTCACAGTAGGGTTAGGAATGATTGAACGTTCACAGGATAAGGCTAATTTTTCAAGCTCTAAAATAATTTTCTTATAATCTTGACTACTTCGTATTTGAGTAAATCTAGTCATGTAAGATCGCTCAGTTTGTTCATCTAAACTAGCAGCGTTAACCTTTAAGAGGTAATCAAAGTAAGAAATTGATTCATATACGTACTTAGATGTTACTGTTGCATACGCAGCGTTATAAATACAAAGGATTATAAAAATTGGTAGAAGATACTTTGCGGCTATAAAAAACTTATTAAAAAACTTGTCTCTTTTTTCAGTGTCACTTATCGAGGCATTGATTTTTTGAAGAAGTTGTTCTGAAGTAATTTCTTCTTTCTCTTTCTCTGTTTCTGCATTTAAGACCTTGCCTTGAAGTTCATACAGTCTAGCTTTTGAATCCTCATACTCTTTCCTAAAGTAGAGCATAACTAAGTAAGATCCAGCAAACAGTAGAATAAAAAAAGTTAAGGAAAATATTGCCAATAACATGTGAGTAGATTGTTGCAAGGCAACTAGATCATGGGTGGAAACAGAGATAAAAACTAAAGTGTTAAATGTACTAGAGTATTTAACTCCTTGAGCCGTAAACCAAGGGAAAATTTGGTCACTAAGGACAGTACATATTAAAAATGTGACAATACCACCAAATATGGATCCACCAAACTTTTTGAAGTTGAATTTATTCATTATATATTCCGAGATTAACTTGTTGTAAAAGCCTCATTAGTTTACAAGCATGTCAATTCTGAATAAAACTGATTATAGATGGGAAACTTAGACGGTTAGTGTATTAATGACTCTTAGAGCTTTAAATTTAACGGAATTAATTACTATGCTTGCATTAGCTGGTTGTAATAAAAATAATGAGCAATCTTCTGAAATTCCTAATATCATTCAAGACAAAATTCACCAGTTTGAAAAGCTCAATGATTCATGCCGTGGCGGTTCGGGTGATGACCCTAAAACTATTGAAAGTTGTAACGCAAGAGATGCTTTATATGTTGATATTAAAAAAGGCGGTTGGTGTTGGGGTTCTGAAAATCAGAATACTGCAGGATCGGATTTGATTTGGTTGCCATGTGTTAAAGACCGAGTAAATTAAAATGCGAGATGAGATTCAAATACAATTTTTGGGATTCTTACGAAACATGTATGTTGGATCTCATAAGTTTTATGTTGATGAAAGTAAGAGGCGTTTTTTAGGGGCTTTTAAAAATTTTGAATCAGAAATGGAGGCATTTGAAATAAGTTGGTTTGATAAGAAGAAAATTGAATTTGAAGGAGAAAGTGAGCAAGTATTTAAATATGCGGCAGAATTAGCGAAAGAAGATCATCGTGAAAATATAAAAAATTTAAAACAACAAACTATTTTTTCGATAATTGCTGGCATGTATCACAAATGGGAAATACAATTTAGAGATTGGTTGATTGAAAATGTCGCTTTAGGTGAAGAACGTGAAATATTTAAAAAATTACTTTGGAAAGAAAATATTTCATTTGTTTTTGATTTCATTTCAGCGTATGGATGGGATGTAAAGAATCATGATTTCTACAAGGACCTAAACATTTGTAGGATGCTCGTAAATGTTTATAAACATGGTAATGGAAGTTCATTTGATGAACTATTAAGACATGACTTTACTTTTATTGATGAGGAAGACAATATTCCTCTTGGTGTAAATGACAGAAACTATTGGCATTATACTGATATTAAAATTTCCGAAGAACATATTGATAAATTTTCTAGTGCAATAACTAGCTTTTGGAACAAGTTTCCAGAACGTTTAATGGTCTCAGAAAAAAAACCATTCAAAAAATATATTATTAATAAAATTGACAAAGAAAAGAACCTGCTAAAGTAAACAAATTCAAGTTTCCAGATATTGGAAATTATATCAATTGGTTGTTATACAAAAGATGAAAATGACCTCATTAATATGAGGTTATTTTTCATGGGCAGTCTTAATCTTGCAGCTGTTACAGCTACTACTCCGTATATTAAAAAGATCCAATCGGCATTAGAAAAAGCTACGGGCCAATCCATTGTTACACCAGAATTTCGCAAAATTAAACGTGGTGCTGGTGTTAGTGTTTTACCTGTTACTTTTTTCTTTACTGGTGGTGCAACTCTTACACTTTATGTACGTGCTGTCGCGGATGTAACAAACGCAGAAATTAACGATAAAGTTGTCGTCTTATCCGGAGATTTCAGTGATGACTATGAGCCTACTTTTGATAATGCCGTAAATGGGGTGGCAAAGCTTATTCGTGAAGCACAATCAAAAATTCAAGCCCAAAACAAACGCGAAAAAGTGCGTTTACCTCCACGCCGTATTTCAGTAGATCAAAAGGCTAAAGAAGTTGAAGAACAAGAGCAAAAGCTTGATGAAGATTTAGCAAAACAAACGGTGCAACGGGACCAACTTTTGGAAAAAATTGAACTAGCCAAACAGCAACTTGGTATCAGTTCTATTACGGAGGCTGGTCAATCCGAATTGGGAAAGTTCCGTAGTGTCATTGATGAGGCTTTCGATAGTGTTAACTGGGACGAAAATGAACATCCAAGAGATGCTAACGGTAAATTTAGTGTAAAATCTACTAATCACACTTCAAACTTATTTAAAAATATGAAGTTATATCGCACTGCTTGGGGGAAATTTCCTAAAACGGTTATTGACCGTGGACTTGGGGATGCGACTTCTCATCCTAAGTATGAAGCAGCTAAGGCTGGGGATGTTGAAAGTGCTTATGAATTAGCTAAAGATTTAGTTTCTGATGAAGCAATTGATGCACTAAAGAATATAATTGATGGTCGGGACACAATTATTGTGCCAGTTCATGCTGAAGAGGCGGTGGGGCGAAATATGATCCCTTTAGCTACATCGGCTGTTATTGCTAAGAAACTAGGGCTTGAAGTTGATACGAATATAGTTCAAGCTATAAAAGTATCAAGAACTGGTGGTGACGGTTGGCATAGACTAGCTAATCCTCCAGCATTTGACGGCGGAATCGACAATGATAAATGTGTTATTATTGTTGATGATACCCAGACACAAGGTGGTACTTTTGCCGCATTGAAAGGCCATATTGAAGCCACTGGGTCAAATAAAGTAATTGGAGCATATGCACTGACGGGTAAACAATACTCATCACAATTAGCTCTAAGTAAAGAAACTCTTCAGCAATTGAGGGATGTATATGGCAATCTCGAAGCATGGTGGAAATCGATTTACGGGTACGATTTCGAAAAGCTCACAGAGTGGGAAGCAAAGTATGTCCTCAACTCTCGTAAAACAGCTGACGAAGTCCGAGATAGAATCATTGCGTCAAAACAAACGTGATGCTTATGCCCAAATGATGAAAATGAATTAATAATTTTATTTTTTAAAAGACTGCTATATAGCGGTCTTTTTTGTTTTGGAACCCTGTAAATATTAAGAAGGTTCAAACAACTACCCTTATAAAAATTCAAATTAAGGGTAGTACCATGCAAATTCAAATCGGTATAGATATTGTCTTAATTTTCGCTTTTTCTGCGTATCTTTATTTCATAACAGGGTGGAATGGCAAAAATAAAGCGGCATCAATAAAACAATTACGCCAAATTCCAATCAGCCTTTTATTTAAAGATATAAGATGGATGTACTTCATATGCATGGCAATTGTCGAATCTATAACGTTGCTTCATATTTTGATGCATTAAGCGTTTCATTATGGATATTCATAATCTATTTCACCATTTTTTCAACTTACCAGATTGGCACTGCAATACTAGTAAAGCTTTTGATGATTTTCAGTAATAGAGCAACTTCTTAATGATCACATCTAAAACAATTTTAGACATGGTTGAGTACTGGCTTAATTATCCTGTCAATGGGAAGTATGGGTCTGATTTTGGTGCACCTCTTTATGATTTGTTTATGGCCCCACTCGATGCAAGGGTGGCAGATAGCTTTCTAATTAAGATGAAAAAGGATCTACCTATTTTATCTGAGCTGAACTCTGACCAATTAGCACTGTTATTCACAAACTGAAGGATTTGAGACAGTTCATATTTATCTAAGCATCATGAATGTGAATATTGATCTAAACCAAGTAGCAGACCAATTGAGTAAATCAATAACAGGTGAGACATATGACATTAACACAAGCTGATTTTGAAGCCCAGCTCCAAGCAGCGATACATGATTATGAGATACAGGAACGTTACAAAGCTCAAGATCCACTAGTCGTTCACCAGCTGCGTTCTATGGCTAGTTTTTTGACTGCATTTGGTCCAGAAATCGATATTGCTTCAATTGAACCCTTCACAAAAACTCGGGACCGCTCAATTATTGCGGATGCTACTAATAAAGGCATTTTGCCAATAGGAACGCCGTGTCAGCACTTAATTGAGATCATCAACCGGTCAACAAATGCAGTGAGCCTAAGCCAAGGGCGAATGATTGAGGACCATAGCGGCGGCAGAGTGTGGCGATTGCTTCAATCCATCACAGTTAAAGCTGGTGAGACGGCGGAAGTAATAGCAGAGCAAAGTGAATATCGTGAAATTAAGTATGTTGTACCAGTTACTGAAGGGTTCCATAAATATCGAATAGATCTTTTAGAAGATCTTTCACTTGCAAATATATCTATTAAACAAGGCAATAATAACTATGTAATTAAGCGGCGCTGGATGAATGTTGAACCAGGTGAATATGCTGTAACAGTCACTACTGATAACCTTAGAAGACTGTTTATTGACTTTGGTGATTCTGATAGAGCAGGTCGTACACTACAAGCCAATGAAACGGTCACAATCGGTGTACTTGAGACTTACGGTGAGGTTGATGCTAATCGCTTAAAGGATGCTGCTTTACTTGATGTTCTTACTAATGATGAACAGCGGGTATCAGTGCGTTTTAAAGCTGGAGGACTGATTAGAGAAGGGGTTGATCCGTTAGCTGTATCAGAATTACGTTTATTATCAAGCTATCCATCACTTTACGATGATGATGCGGTATTTCTCGGCAACTTTGACTATGCAGTCCGTAAAAGGTTCATGAAGCGCGCTCAATTTATTTCTGTATGGAATGAAACGCTTCAAGAGCAACACTTTGCTATCACTTACCGTGACATTAATCATTTAAATCTCGTAGTGGTTGCGAAGAATCCCACTGAACAAGGTACTTTAGAACAAGATATCTGTCGATTTATTGGTTATTGCGATAACTTGTATGAAGGTAAAGTAAATGTGCATGAAGTTGTAGAAAAGCCAATTGAAGTAAATATTAAAGGCTCTTTGGCTTCTGTTCATAGTACTGATATGGTTAAAACACAAATAAAAGAATTACTCGTAGAGCGATACGGCCGTGAATCATTAAGCTCAAGTCGTTGGCTGGTTAATGGGTTTAATAGTCAGGAAATGGGTAAGTTGATTAACGACAATATTGTTGCATTCCAAGACCGGATGAGTGACTTTACCATTATGCTTTCAAATGAGTTGAATAAGCCTAATGAGTGGGTATATGTGACCAAAGACAGTATCACTGTTGAATTGGAACGTACTGCTGATATTTCGGGGGCTACATGGACCCTATAAGCTTTTCACGGCCTCTTGATGAACACTATGTAAGTACGGGCTTACAAACAGCCCTTGCTAAAGCCTTTAAACAAGTATTTGCCCAAAACTTTGAGCAGTCGATACAGGATTTACTCGTTTACGGTTGTCCTCATATCGGTAGTAAAACAGTTGTAGAACGGTTCTCTAAACAAAATGGACTTGTTGTATTACGGCGAAATAACACCTCTGATACGTTAATGCGAATTATCTATGCCAATTGGAGCAGCATGGGAAATAAAAGAGGATTAGCGTTTTTAGAGTTTGTTTTACGAATGATGTGGGGAAAGATCATTTTCAGATTATCCGGCTATGGCACAGCTTGGAAAAGCTAAAAGAATATCCAGCCTATTTGTCTGATTTTGAAAAGCCAAATTACTTCTTAACAAGTCGGATTAGAATTGTTTTAGATAAAACTGTTGATGCAAATGAAGTGATAGAGCTGTCACCGATATTACGGCGTTTAGTACCAGCAAATATTGTCGTTAAAGTTCACTCAATGGCATTTGATAGAGATTTAGGCACTACAAGCTTTGCAGCGGCAATAGCAGCTAAGCCTTATGAAGTTTATAATTTTTAAAATAATAATGTCTGGTCTAAATATTTTTATACTTGTTTTTTGGAAAATACTTATTTGAAGAGAAGATTATCTAATTTGAATAAGTATATTTTTAAAATATTATTAATAATTTAGATTTTGAAATGAGTGAAGTTAAATAATTTATAGTAAAATTAAAACTCATATTTTTTACTTTACAAAGTAAAAGTAATTTTATTGGAGTGAATTTTGGTGCTTTATAATATTAATAATTATAAGAATTCTAAACTTCTTATAATATTTTCATCTTTTTTTTTAGTGGATAGTGTATCAGCTGCACCATTTTTAGAGTCTGCAAAAGTTGCCCCAGAAAATATACAGTCATGTATTGCTGATTCTGGAATTAATCCCCTTTCTAACCAAGTAGAATTATCTCGCGTTGATATTTCTGGCCCTTTACCTTTCATTAGAAGCTATTCAACAACCATTTTCTTTGGTGGAACACATATCCAATATTACAATACTCTTATGGATAGAGAAATTCGTGAAATGGGTATAGGTTGGACTCATAATTATGATTATAAAATGAGTGAAGGTGCTGCAATTGATTTTAGAGGAATCCGTGTTGTTATTAGTGTTTTCTTGCCAGAAATAGGTAGACAAGTTTATTTTCAACAAAATAGTGACGGGAGCTATACACGTACAACAGGAGCACCTTATTGGTACCCTGTTAAAGATAAGGAGATGAATTTAACTAGGACGGCAACAAATACATTTATTGTTACCTATCAAGGAACCGAAATAGAATTTGAACTTCGTAAAGGTACAGGTTTTTTTGCTAAGAAAGTTACCTATCAAGGCGGTAAAATAATAAATTTCACCCATGTTTTTTCATCACAATATAACAGATGGCTACTCACACAGGTTTCTGATAATAGAGGGAATATTCTTAATTTTAATCGGATTAATTTGGATGGGAAGAGCACGGATCCTAACGCTCAATATTATCGTGGAGCTATTTCTGGTGTAAGTTCTAATAATAAACTCCAGCCTCAAACAGTTCAGTATAGTTATAATGTAGGAGAAGTAACTTGGCCAGCGTTCTTCTTTATTGAGGGTGGCTCTGATAAAGCTTATACGTATAATCAATATCCGAACCTTAGCCAAGTAACTTCTACTGCAAATCCTCAAGAAGACTATAGTTATACAACTTATTCCAAACCTGCTAGTTCTAACTCTAGTGTTTCATTTCCTATAATTAGTGAATTTAAGCAAGCCAATACCTCAAGACGAACATGGACTTACACGGATAATTCAATAACCAGTAAAGTTCCCGATTTTCCTAACGAGGAAGTACGTATTCAGAAAGAGAGTATTAATAATAAAAATATATTATCTATTTTTAGACGATTTAATAACACACTGACTCGGACGGATCGCTATATTCATGATATTAATTTAGGCAATTCTGATGTTGGTGGTGTACCAGCAAGTGTATATCAGGGAGATGAAAGATATGCACGTTATCAGTCAGATGGTTATGCTTCTTGTTTAACTTATAATAATGTTCCATTAAAAGATATCGTAACTTCAAATAGTATACGTCAGCTTTCCTCAATCACTGATCAAAATTCCAATCGTACAGATTTCAGTTATGATGAAAATAACCGTTTATTAGAAACAGTTGAAGCGAAGGGTACCGCATCTGAACGTAAAACTACATTGTCTTATAGTACTAAGTTCTGGATACCTAACACGATTAAACGTGGTAACTTAACACAAAGTAATACAGTAAATACTCTCGGACAAATTACTGAAACTATTCAAAGTTCTACACAAACAGGAAGTATTAAAAAATCTACAATCTATGAGTATTTAGCAAATGGATTGTTAAGTTTTATTGATGGTCCTAGAACGGGTACAGTTGATAAAGTAAGTTTTACTTATGATAGTTTTGGCAATAAAGCTTCAGAGTCTCAAACGGTTAATGGGACTGAAAGAACAACAAGCTATGTAAGCTATAATTCATATGGTCAACCTGAGAGAATTGTTTACCCATCTGGGCTTGTGGATAAATTTAATTATAATTCAGATGGTACTTTAAAAAATAAAATTACAGGTACTGGTGGCTCAGCTACTGTGATTACAGGTAAAACAACAGAGTATGTTTATGATAGTTTTAAAAGAGTAATATCAGAAACTAACCCTGATGGTGAAACTACCTCATATTCTTATAATTTAAAAGATTTACCAACTACAATAATTGCTCCAGATGGTAGCAAGATTATTAAAGAGTATTATGGGCATGATGTTGTTTCAGTAGAAAAACATACAGATAATGAAGGTTCAACCGTATTTGATCAATCTTTAACAGAAATAGACGGAAATGGTAGACCTAGTGTTATTAAACGTGGATTTCCGGCATGGAGTTCTACAAAAATTACGTATGATGGAAATGGCAATAGAACTCAATCTACTTCAGCTTTGGATATTGCAGAGAAGTGGACCTACAATGCATTCAACAAAGTATTGTCTCACTCCAATGGTCTAAGTTATTTAGATACAAAAACCTATGATACTCAAGATAATACTATTACAGCGTTAGATTCACTTAAATCAGGTACTAATCCCTATAGCTATCGTAATGGAAGTATTCTGACACAAGAAGTCAATGCTGATTATGGTACTAAAAAATATAGTTATGATGAAGCAGATTTACTGATCCAGTCCACATTTGGTATTAGAAAATGTGAAAATTTAAAAATTGATGAAATTGAAAGAATTGGAGAAAAAACTTGTACTAATTTAAATAGCACTACTCCATCTACTTTACAGCATAGTTTTAAATACGAATATGATAAAACAAAATATGGGAATTTAGACTTCGTCACATCTAATGATAGTAGCTATGGAAGTACTACATCCTACATTTATGATGTATATGGCCGTATTGTAGGTAAGACGCAAACTAATAATGCCATAAGTACTTGGGGGGCAACGAAAACTAACTTAAGTGTAGGTTATGCCTATTCGCTTGGTGATAAATTATTGTCTATGAGTTTACCTTCTGGGCGTGCCTTGACATTTACCTATGATACAACCAATAAAAATCAACTTAGGAATATTAATCTCGATAAGACATCTGTAGTCAGAGATATAACTTATAATGGTTCTGGTCAGATGACTGGTTGGAAATGGGGCACAGGATCGGCAAGTTATGGACAAACGTACGATGCTAAGAATAGCGGAAATATAAAATCTATTATTAATAAAAATAATAGTGGTTCAGTTAACTATAGTCTATCGTATGATTTTGACCAAGATAACCGTATTACTAAGATCAGTAGAAATACTAATATTAATGATAGCTTTAGTTATGACAATGCTGATCATTTGACAAAAGAGACCCGTGTAAATGGAACTTCAAATGTCTTTGATATTAGTTATACCTATGATGGCAATGGTAATCGTCTAACTCTTGCTGCGACAGGAACACACCAGCAGCCTCTGGCTAGTGTGGCTTATACTTATACTGGTAATAAATTAAATACTATTTCAGGCACAACTGTAAAATATACAGCCAATGCAGAATTGATTGATAGTGGCTTTACACCAACGTATGACTATTCTGGTAACCGTCGTGAAGATAAAACTACTGGTGGTACTACAACTTCACCTCAGTATTACATGGCTTATAACCATAAAAATGAACGTACTCTTCGAGGCTATGCTGCCAACGGTTCAGTGTGGAAAACCAATGCTATCCAATATGTTTACGATGAAACAAGTCATTTAATTGGTGAATACAATGCTGATGGTGTACCACTTGTAGAATATGTCTGGATGGGTGATAAGCCAGTTGCTGCTATCTATGGTTCAGGTGTCACAACAAAAACATACTGGATTGTAACTGATGCTCAAAACACACCACGTCGTTTGATTGATACTGCTGATGGGACAACGACTGTTTGGGCTTGGGATTCCACCGCATTTGGTGTTGGTATTCCAAGTGTTCAAACTGTGAAGTTTAACCTTCGGTTCCCGGGGCAATACTACGATGAGTTAACGAAACTGCATTATAACCATAACCGTTTTTATAATCCTGTACTAGGTCGTTATATGGAGCCTGACCGTATTGGTTTGGAAGGTGGGTTAAATCCATATATTTATGCTGGCGCCGATCCAGTTGGTAATGTTGATATAACAGGTTTAAATACTCGAAATAGTAGAGTCGCAGCTATAAGACCAATGTCTGATCCTTTGATTGCGTCAACAGTACTGAGATTACAACAAGACATTCGATTACATAATCCGAACTTTAGCTATAATGTTATGGTTCCAGCTGGACAACCAACATATACAATTCGTGATGTATTCTTTTTGCAAAGAGAGCTTAGTAGATATAGTAATTCTAATTCAATACCACTATTAAATGGAGCATCAAGAAGCGCTCAATATTCAAATAATTGGCAAAGTGCGAGCCTTTCAGAAACTGTTAGAAGAATAGCTGGTGAGAATCCTAGAATATATAATACTCCTAACCGTCAAAAAACTATATTTGAAAATAGAACTGATGGGATGCAAGTTATGTATGATCTATCAGGTAATTATTTTAGAATTAATAATCCTAATATTAATTCAAGTCGGAGCTTTGTAGGTCTAAATGGCGAAAATGTAAGTAATAAGACACTGCCAAATGGTTCTCAAATGGGACGTTCAAAAGTGGAATATCAGCAAGTATCACATTTCTATGCTTTACCTTAACTGGAGTTAAAAAATGATATGTTTAATTGTTCCACATGATCAAGAAGCCGTTAAAAAACACGATTATGGTGAAGATGACCCAAATACTATGACCATAGTCCCTTTAGAAGAAGATAAGGTTAATACCTTATGGGATATAGGTTATTTTGATGACTTAAATAGTAAATTGGGATTAATGATTAGCACAGGTGAGGATGAGAAAATTGCTGGCCAAGAAGTTTTGAAAGATGCACTCAGGATAACTAATATTTATATTTTAAAATATCCACGTAATGAATATCTTCTTACTTTAAAATCACTTCTAGAAATGGCAATTGAAAAACAAACCGAGTTAAATATTTATTTGTAAATTAAATTAGTTCGGAACCGTTGAGTAAGTGCTCAATGCCAAAATGATTTCATAGTCCTGTACATTAGTTCAGGACTTTTTTTATATGCAACAAGCTCAAGATAATGTTTTAGTAGGAATCGCAGAGCCTATCAATGATCAAGAGGAAAATCTTTTGATTGATCATTTCATTGGTTATACATCACGAGAATTAGAACCACAAGAAACTGATAAAGTTGTAAATGGGGAGGTGGTAGAGGGAATTACAGCTTATGCTCAAGGCCATTACTATAAGATTTCAGCAAATCCTGAAACTCAAAATGCAAAAGATTTTGAAATCAGTATTCATTTTCAGGATGGCCCAATTCCAGAACATGGTGTGAATGGGGTTACCAGTGAAGCATTGTTAAAAGTACTTATTCACCGTACTAAAACCTTGGATGAAAAATTTCCGAGTGAGTTCAACAAACAAGCCATTATTTATATGGAAAGTGCGCTAGAAGAATTTAATAAACGTACAGCTGAGCGCCGTGCTCGTGGTGTTGAAGGCACTCTTGTTAAGTAATTGGGTGAAGTATGCGATTAAAAATCTTTTGTAGAAAACGTGCTTGTTCTCAATTAATTGACTTATCTCAAATGGATTGTTTGCAAGTCTCCGAAAGTGAACATCGAGGAGGCATGATCCATGAGCGCTTTTATGATGTTTTTATTTCTCTTAAAAGTGGGTACATCTTTGATGCAGCCATTGAAGATAAACAGCATGACAAACTATTGGAATTAATTGAGTTTGATCAAAAGATTTGATTTGGAACTGATTAAATTTCAACTATAGAACAACTGAAACAATAGCCTCAATCACAGCATTGGGGCTTTTTTATGGCTAGCAAAAATAGAAAGACAAAAGTTCTATCTTACAACTTACATGACCGATGCCGTAAATATACCGGTGTTGATCGAAGTAATGTCGATGTTGATGCAATGGTCAACTTGATCAACAGTGACCATGTACAAGAAATGGTTGCTACTAATTCATTACAAGGTTTTTACGGTCATCAAATTCGACAGCGCTATGGTATGGTGCCGCCTGAAACGGTGATCATTAAAGGTAAAGTTGTATATCTTTCACGGGCATTTAAAACAATTGAATTACGTGCTTCAAAGGATGGAACAGTTGAACACCGAGAAGAGTTTTATGATAACGAGCCTGGTGAGATCGCATTACAAGATTATAAAGCCCAAGCGGGTGGTTTTAGCACATCAGTCAATTACAAGAATGTCGGTGGCCGTTTAATTCCAACGGGTTTTTTTGGTTTTGATTTCGTTGCACAACCAAATTATGCAAGTAATGTAGGTGATGGTCAGTTATTTGATGGATTATTTGTTCCTGAAGAGCCAGAAGGTGTTGTTTCTTGCTTTGATAGCGCAACAGATATTTCACAGTTATCACAGCCCGAAATTATTATTGCCCAATTACTTGAAGATCAAATTTTACAGACATACGACAATATCAATAGTCAGCTGCATCTATTAACCGAGTTAGGAAATGCTCAAGGATTAGTGGGTGAATTATCAGAAAAAGTTGATAAACAGAAACGCTTGCAACAACTTAGAGAAGAACGAAAAAAAGAACTCTATACGGGTATGGTAAATCCTGTGAAGAGTTTTGATTCAGTACAACAACAAGCTGAACAAATCATTCAAAGTTTGGACAATCCAAACGTAAAAGAGAAAGCTAAAAAGCCGAAAAAGTCTTTTGGCAATATCTTTAGTGTATGGGGGTAATAATGAATTACCCCAACGATTCGCTTAAATGCATCCAAAACGCTTGGTATAAGCAGCTTGTCAATTTTCGTGCTTGGTATATGCCTGAGACACAATTAACGGCTGACTGGAAGTTGAGAGCCATTGGTAACGCTATAAAAGCATGTCCGTCACGGATGATGGACGATTCAGAAGCAATGCTTTCTGAATATAGAAAAAGCCAGAAGCATGAGGAAGAGTCCAAAGTGCTTTTACCTGTAATGCTTACTGCAACAGCGTTAACTGACCAACCCCCAGATGTTAATCAATTACTACCAGTGCCTGATTTTATTGAAACGGTCATTGATGAGAAACGGGTGAAGGTTCGTCTTGTGCCAACAACTGTACGTGCTCAAATCGCTTTCTTTGCCACCAATCCTAATGATCTGCGTTCAGTCATTGGGCAGTTTTGCGCATACATGTCTAGCAGCGATAACCGCCGTTTTAATGTGCCATTTCAGCAATGGAATGATCATGTTGTTAATTCAACATTCACTGTTTTTGAAAATGAACTTTTTCCATCACCAGTCCCAAGCGAAGCAATCAATCTTTCTATCTCAACTGTAGATATTCAGCTTGTGGGTTATACACCTAACGTCATCGGTTTCGGTGGTCCATTCGACAACAACACAGGTAATGGCTATGAACCTGACGGCTCAGCAACGGAACAGCCCGCAATCAACGACAAAGTTGTAGTGCAAGCTGATCAGTACACATCACTCGATCACCAGCGTGTGAAGGGTGATAGAGAAACAGGTGAAATTACAGTTGAGCGTATAGATGACTGACTTAATCGATAAGGCACAAGAAAGTGCTGATTATTTATTGCAGCAAGAAATTGCAAACCGATGCCGTTTTGAAGGCGAATCTGAAAAAGAATGTGTTGAATGTGGTGAAGAAATACCAGAGCGCCGCCGTGCTTTAGGTGGGGTGAAATTCTGCATTGAATGCCAAACCAAGTTAGAACGCAAACGGCGCTAAGGATACAAGTAATGTCTGGAATTATTCGTATAGACAGCCGTGTTGCTGGGTTTTCGGATCAACCAATTCGACTTATTGGAGCGGCATTTGCTGATACAGGTGAGCTTGTTATTCAAAAAACAGCTGTTTATTCAAATTTGCCCGTACCAAGCGATTTAAGAGATCAAACAGTTGTGGTAACTGACTCACCGGACCAAGTACAGAATTGGCAATTAAGTTTCAATGCTAAAGAGCACTTAGAAGAAGTGATTTCAATTTACCAAGCTCGTTTCAGAGCAAAGCTAATTGAAATTGAGCCGAAGCTAAACCAGTACAACCCTAAAAACGTACTTGAAATCCGTAAGGTCGATAAAAACGGCCTTCAGCAGGAATTTGATAGCAGCAGCTTAAACAATGGACACATTGCAATTCTATTAGCTGTTTGGGCTAGTACGAAAATTGCCAAAGGCTTTTCAATTACTGAAGGGAATCAGTTTGAAGAAGATGCTGTAGATCCAACAATGCTTCCTTTTTCAATCTTTTAAGTAATGGTGTTTTTACGGTATGGCTTTGGCACCATTAAAAGAAATTCCCGAATGGTGGGAACTTTGTGAGCGTTATCGATACGACATCTATGCTTTCGCCGTAGAAGCATTAGGTGTCGAACCTACATGGCAACAAGAATTACTTTTTGAATCTATTGCATTTGATGGCAGTCGTACATCCGTAGCTTCAGGTCACGGTTGTTTTGGTAAAGGGACATTAATCAAATTAGCCAACGGGGAATTTATCCCAGTTGAGCGCATTAACCTAAATCATAAAATTCTTGCTGCAGATGGTAGGACAGAACTAGATGTAATTAAAACAGTAACCGGTTATCAGGAAATGTACCGGTTTGAATATGAGAATGGTAAAGCTCATACCTTCAATAAATCCCACATCCTTTGCTTAATTTCCTTATACGATGGTAACGGCTGGTCCAAGGGCGACAAGATTGAATTACTTATTTCTCAATACCTGAACTTAAAGCCAGAAAATAGAGAACAGTTTGCATCTTATAGGCTTATAGATGGTGAACATAAGCCTTTAAAAATTACATCGGTTACTGAACTAGGTGAAGGCAAATATTACGGTTTTGTACTCGATCCAGATCCATTTTTCTTAGGTGAAGATGACTTAGTACTTCATAACACTGGTAAAACGGCCAGTGCCGGTATTGTTGCCTTATGGCATCTCTTGTTTTTTGATGAATCCATCATGATGTTTACTGCTCCGCAGATTGGGCAGTTAAAGAAACAAGTCTGGAAAGAAATCAGCATCAATCTAGCACGATTGAAGCAAGGGCCTTTGGCATGGCTTGCTGATTATGTTGGATACCAGTCTGAACTCGTATACATCAAAGGCTATAAAGAAAAATGGTATGTCTTTGCGAAGACAGCACCAAAACATCAACCTACAAACTTAGCTGGTAACCACGGCGATAACTACATGGTCTGGGTCGATGAGGCCAGTGGTGTAGATGATGCTGTCCTTGATGTAGCTTTTGGTGCCTTAACGCATGAAGACAACCGTGCAGTAATGACCTCACAGCCTACCCGTAACGCGGGTATGTTCTATGAGACTCATCACAAGTTAAGTCATCGAGCTGGTGGTGTTTGGATTGCACTCACATTTAACGGGGAAGAGTCACCACTAGTTAGTGAACAATCCTTACAGGAACAACGGCAAAAATACGGCAGCAGGGAAGATGCTCAGTATAAGATTCGTGTTTTAGGTGAATTCCCAGACTTATCAGATGAGTTCTTAATCACTAAGCGTCAAACCGAAGAAATGTATGTGGGCGCGAGTATTTTTGATGACCATCAATTCGGTTATGTCATTACTGTTGACGTTGGTGGTGGTGTTGGCCGTGACGATTCAGTAATTGTTGTTTCTAAAGTTTGGGGTGAATCGCAATGGGGAGAGCGCGCACGCCGTGTAGAAGTTGTAGATATTCCATTATGCAAAAACAGAGATGATATCTTAGAACTATTTGCAAAGATTAATGAGCTACTTTTACAGTACCCAAATGCTAACTTGGTTGTAGATGATAACGGGGCGGGTAAAGGTTTAGGCCAATACCTTAAAAAGCAAGGTATTTTCTACGTTCCTGTTTATTGGGGCTCACAATGTTTTAGTAATGACAATAGAAAAGAGTTTACAAATAAACGGTCATTAGCTTATGTGGGCTTAGCTCGAGCAATCGCAAGTGGCCGTTTTAAAATAAAAACGAAGAAACACAATGTGAAAATTAAAGATCAGTTAATCCACGTTCCATACCGTTTTGATGACTTTGCTCGTTATAAAATCTTAAGCAAAGACGAAATGAAACGGATGGGAATTAAATCACCGGATATCGGTGATGCTTTTGCTTTCTTATTCTTGGAAAACGTTCACTACACTGAAGCTTACGAAACTGTAAATGTCACTGACGATACACCGGAAGGCCGTGAACAAGCTGAACGTAAGTCAAGATTCAGTGCTTTAAGAGAAGCAGCTGAAAAAGAAAATGATTTTGCCTCGTTGCTACGCGCTACGGCACACCCATCATTATTTGACAAAACAATAACTGGTTTATTATTCAATGATGGGTCAAAGACTCTCTCAGATGAAACGTACATGTTATTTACATCGATGAGAAAAAATACTTTGTTCTCATGTTTCATGAGTTAATGCCGTGTCATTTTAATGATATGAGTGACAACGCCCCAGATAATTAGTTCTTGGCCCTCTTGGAGATAGATATTTTTATATTCAGGATTCTCAGCTTTAAGCCATTGGCCGCTTTCATCAATCATTAGTCGCTTTACAGTAAACTCATTATCGACTAGAGCCACAACGATATCGCCGTGTTTGGCATCAAGACTTCGATCTACAATCAACTCGTCATCAATATCAATGCCTGCGTTAAGCATCGAGAGGGAAGCAACTTTTACAATAAACGTTGAAGTCTCGTTCTTAATTAAGTGCTCATTCATATCGAGCACTTTGTCTATGTAATCTTGTGCAGGGCTGGGGAAGCCTGCTGAAATTTTTTCAAATGCGTAGGGGATAAGCAT